CCTGGTAGGTACATCTGTATTGTTACTTCCAACATTACCTGTATCTTCAATCTTTTGAACATAATCATAAACTAGAGTATATGATTTATCAGGAGTAGACCATAGAACTATATCAATGCTTGATGTACCTTTATCAACATAGAATTGTGTGGGTTTAGCTTGATTAAGTTTATTAGATTGGTGATTGTATTCTGTCTTAGATATTCTGTTTAATCGCTGATCAAATTGTTTTGTTTGATCTCCAGCATCAGTTCTTATAAAGACATCTATTACATCAAGAGCAGACAAATCTATTGTGTAACTGCTTGTGCCAGAAACAACAGAAGCTGTTCCTTGCTCAACAGTCCATAAATTAAGACCTTTGTTTTGCCATTCTAAAAATACTAAATTTAAAGCTCTTTTAGCACTTCTGAACTTATATCCTGATCTTAATTCAAGCCCACAAAGATCATAAGCTTCTTCCATAATATCGCTTAAATCTAAGTTAAATGTATGCGTTCCACTGGTTGCCATTATTTATCCTATTTTTAACATTTCCACCTTCTACGAGCCTGTCTTATTCTTGAATCAGGATCGTTTCTAGTTTTAGCTGAACTATTTTTAAGTTGCCCTAGAGACCTTGCACAATAAGATTTTCTTCTTTTTGCAGCTTTACTACCTTTTTTTACATCACCTGTAACTGCTGTTTTTAACTTAGAACCAGGATTGGCTTTACGATAAGCGGCAACCCCTTTCTTAGTCATACCAGCTCCACTTTTAGTAGATCGGTAGTTAGCACCCTTACCTTTAGTTGTTTTAGGTATAGAGTTATCTCTTTTTCTCATTGCTTATGTCTACTTATCGTTTGTTTTTTTTCATAGCTGGAACACTTGTCATTCCGCCACCAAACATATTTTTGACATACTCTTTGTAGGATTGAACTTTTTGTTCTTTGCCTACTTCTGTTCCCATTTTTCCACCACCAGCCATGTACTTAGTAGATTTACCACCACCAGCCATATATTTGGTTTTTTTTGAGCTACCACCACCAGCCATGTACTTGGTTTTTTTTGAATCTTTTTTCTTTTCCATAATAAGTTCCTTTTGTAGATATTTATAATACCCTATGTTTCAAGAGTATTATAAATTCTATTAATATCAAAATATTTTTAAGCGTGAAACACAGTCATTGTTAAAAAAGTAGATACAGTATATTGAATGTATATACCATTAGAAAAGACTACTCCTTCATCTGGAATGACAACATCTCTTGTTGCATTAGCATCACCTACAGAACTTAACTTCATCAAACTTGTTCCTGATGGTGAAGTTGTTAAAAAATCTGTAGTTCCTGCTGTTGCAGTGCCAGTTAAATAAATACCTTTTAATCTTGATCTGCCTTGAAAGATAACATCTGCTGCCGAAGCATTAACTCCTGCTGAAACATTTCCTGCTGGATTTCCTACAGCAGTTATAGAAGCTATTGTTAGAAAGAATTTAGTTCCAGTAGCTGTACCAGCATTAGCACCTGTAATGGATTCTGTTTGGGAATCTCCATTAATATCAGTTCCAACAACAGTAAATGATTTAGCAGAATCATTCCCAGCCGAAAGGATCGTTACAATCCTCCCATGGCTAAAAGTAACAGAACCACTGTCAGCTAATGCTCCCCCTATTGTAAGGGCTGCATTATTTCCAACAGAGGCTGCTGTTGATATTCCATCTGCATCTAAGGCAACTGTATCAGCAGTTATAGTGACTGCTTTTACATCTGATCTGCCAGCCATAAGTTACTCCTAGATAATACCAGTAAGGTTAATTAATGAGTAATCAGTAGTTACATTAACAATCATAACAGTACCTATTACTTGTATAACATCTCCAGCCGCAGGTCCAACAGCTCCAACAGCTCCTAATGGTACTGCGTGATTACCTACAACTAATGTTCCTGAAGTTAATACTGTAGCTGGTCCTGAAACTGCAAACCAACCAAAATGAGTAGCAGCCATATCAACCACTGTTACACCCATTGTTGCACCTGTAGTTGTAGCCGCTTGACCAATTAAAGCACTTCTTGGATCAGGAATTAAAGTTATTCTTGAGCTTGTTGTTATTGCTGTTGCTAAATCATCGTAGCAAGTAATTACGATTGAAGGGTCCGCAGAATGATCATGTGCAGGGTTAGATTTAATTCTAAGCATTTGACCTTCGCCAGCCGCATCATTTACATAAAGATAACCATTTGCATATTGATTAAGAGTTATATCAGTACCAGCAGTTTCAACTGAAATTGCAGTTTCTCCAGCCGCTACACCAGCAGTAGGTGTTAAATCAAAGTGATCCGCTATTGAAGCAGCATGAGTTACACATTTACCAGCCGTTACAGCACCAGCACCCATTTTTCCATAACTGTAAACTGTGTTGCCGTAAAGCAATCTACTTCCTAAAGGAAATAACTGACTTGCTCCAGATGTGTAGGGATCAACTGTAGCATATTGGCTTCCGCCTTTACCTACAATAAAATCAGCAGGTCCATACCCAGTTGCTGCTGCATACTGAATGTGTCCACCATCATCAGTAAAAATATTACCATCACTATTAATTACTAAACCATCTGTTGCTGCACCTGATGTGGAGCTTATATCAATAGTTTTGAATCCGTTTTCAGACCTTATTGGTCCGTTAAAAGTTGTATTAGCCATAATTTCATCCTTTGAAATTTAATCTATCATCTTGGCAAAGTCTGCTAGGTCAGTTGATAGAGTTATTTTTTATCCTAGATTTTTAATATAACACAAAAAAGGGGAGCTTTCGCTCCCCCTTATTGTTTACCTTTACGATGAACCAGGTGATCCAAAGATACCGAGTGGGTCTGATACTCCAAATGAATATCGTTCCCTAGCTTTGTATCGTACGTTACCTGTATCAAAGTCTCCATCCATAGAAGTAGTCATAGGACTTCTAACGAAATGCTTCATGCCATCAGGAATATCTGTTGTAATAAAGAAAGCATTTGTATCAGTTAAATAATGATTAACTGAATAGCCTTCTGGTATTACACCATTTGTCTTAATAGCATTGATGTCGTTATCAGCCGTACCTACTCTATAGTCACTTTGTAAAAGTCTAGTAGCAACAAACTGTAAGTCTGAAGGTACAATCAACTTTCTAGGTCTAGCAGCAATTTTTAAGCCTCTATCATCAGTATATTTACCGATTTGAATGATTGCATCTTCTAAAGAAGTTTCATTCAAGTCAGCACCTGCTGTGGGGCGGTTGCTGTTAGTTCCACCATTTACTAAAGGATGTGCTGTGCTAAATAAAGCAACACCATCTCCACTGGTAAATGCAGTAGAAAAACCATTGTTAAGTGGGTTTACAGCTTTTACTTGTTTAGTATAAGCCATTGCGCGAGCCAAAGCTTTGGTGTATCTACCAGATAAAGAAACATAGAGATTATCTTCCATTGCTTCTTCTGTGATTGAGTATCCCATTGCAATTGTTTCGTGCGTGTAACGAGCCACAAAAGATTCTTGTGCAGTATCATAAGTGATAGCTGAACCTTCATCTTTTACTGGAGCAGCTCCAAAACCTGATAGTTTCAGTTCTTCTTCAAAGCTTCTTTCAGAATTTTCTGTCACATAGATTTCTTCATGCTCGTTTTCGTATTGACCATATTCTTCGCCAAATAGAGCGTTCAATCCAGGTAGGAGTTGTTTAAGCTCATTTGCTCTTGATATAGCAGCCATAATCTATCTCCTATTATCCTATACCAGTCGTGTTAAGCAACTGATGCCCAACATTAACCATGACAAGTACATCTGTAAAAGCATCGCCTACTGCACTATCTGGTCCGTCAACAAAGTCAACGATCTTTAAAGGTAGTGTATTAGTAGTTGCAGCCGTAGATATACCAACTGTGTTTTTACTAACTCCGATTGCTGTACTTCCTGCTGTTTGCACTACGTTAGCATTTTTACCTAAAGTATCTAAGGTTGCTGCGCCATTGCATTGCATTTGCATTAAAATAAACGGATCGGTTGCTACATACGCAACAATATCATCCGCAGCTGTAGAAGCTGGGAATTGATTGTTAGGTGTGAATTGACCTGTAGTTGGATCGGTGTAAGCACAACCAAGGAAAACACCAATGGTAGTCAAAGAACTTGTACCAGCATCTTTTTCGATAGTGGTATTAGGATTTTGATCTGCCCATTTTACAAAATCACCATAGAATATTGCTGTTGCATATCCGCTAGTGATTGGATAATGTGTTACTTTTCCTTGATAAGGACTTCCAACAACTGTTCCAACAGGTCTAGCTCCATGTGGAGTTGCTACTGATGACATAATTGTCTCCTTACGCTGTTAAGTATTAACTTAACAAAAATTAATTATTAAAGATTCTTTATGAATCTCTACCGAAAGAGGTCTTCGATTTGCGCTCAAACACTTGTTTGGTTGCCATTCGATTATCCTGATCTTTAAAATATACATTGTCTACGGATTCCATTTGCGATTTCGCAAGACTATTAAAATGTTCATCTCTGGATTTCGCTTTATCCGCAGGCATTTTGCATAATAATTGACCACCAATTTCAACATTGCCTTTTTTAGCCCATTCTGAATTATGATCCATCATATGAATCTGTAACTCTGGATGGTCTTCCAATCTGCAAGGTAGCCAGCCTTCACGAAACCTTCTGGAAACATTTGGATTATCAGATTGACCTAATAAGGCTGTTCTGATGTATCTAAATACCCATCCTGTTTGTGCGTCTGGTGTCGGTAAATTAGCAGAATTTTCCCAGCTTTGTGTGTGCTGAGTAGCCTCTCGGCTTTCTGTCTCTCTAGGAGTACGCTCTTGGTTTTTCGGAGAATCATTTGAAACTGGGGTTTTTGTATTGCTTTTAACGTCAGTCATATTAAGACTCCTTTAATAATTGATTTGCGTATTGTTCAGGACTTATGCCAAGTTGACGAGCTATTTTAACTTGAGTCTGATTCATACGAATTTGCGTGGGTTTTTTGTTTCCGCTATCCCTCGTTGCGGATGCAACAACTGTTGAAGGTTGTCGTTTTGGTGTTGTATAACCTTGTGAAACTTCAGTTTCATTTTGTGGCTGTACACCAAAGAAGTTAGGAAATTGATTTTTCATTGCTGTATCAACTTCCTTATAATACTCTTGTGATTTAGTTGCAGGGTCAACTCCCTTTGCTTGCAAAGATTGATCTACATACATTGCAAAAGATGTCATCTCTTTATGTGCTGGATCAGTTCCCATAAACCAAGGATTCCTAGATGACCATGCTTGCATATCTGGATCAAGCTGTTGTTTTTGTGGCTGTAAAGGTTGTTGTGGAGGCAGTTTATTCATTACCTCTTGTTGAACATTTACTGCCATTGAAGAAGATTGTTGTTCTGCAAGTGTTGCCCTAGATAACAACTCTTGAGCCTTTGACATTTCATCAGCATTACCTTCTTCGTATGCTTTTTTGAAAGACTCTTGAGCGTTTTGTTTTGCCCATAAAGCGTTGTTATATGCTTGTTTGTTTAATACTTCACCGCCTTGCTCAACCATAGCTTGTAGCTTTTGATTTTCAGACATTAAAGTTTGTAATCTTTTAATTGCTTCTTCAGATTCTCTTGCAGCAGCTTCTTTAGCTCTGCGTTCTTCATGGTATTCGTATTTAATTTTTGCTATTCTATCAGCAGCTCTTTTAGAGTAATTTTCTATTTCTTTGTCTACTGTTTCATCATCAACTTCAGGCGAAGCATCTTCTGCTTTTGCAGGTCTACGATCAACTTCAGGTGTATCATCGACTAATTCTACCTCAAGACCTTCTGGAATTTTATTGTCAATTTCTACTGACTTACCAAAAAATTTGTCTTCTGTAGTTTGAGGTTTGGTTTCTTCTATTACTGGTTCTTCATTTATAATTTCTGTTTTACTCATGCTCTCACCACTCCTGTAGGATCACTAACAACTGCTTCGACAGTATCGTCATTTATCAACCGAAACTCTTGTCCATACATTTTCATGCGAGTGCCTGAATAAGCTCTGAATACAACCCAGTCTCCTTTTTTACACCAAGGACCATTCGGGAATCTATTACTATCTTGATAACACTCTGTACCTAGTTTTAAAACATAACCGCAAATATTGCTGACTTCTTCATCTTTAAGAGTTGAAGTTGCTTTAATAATGCCACCTTCAGTTTTTGTATCTGTTTTAGGCATAGCTATTAAAATCTTCCAGCCTTTAGGTTCAGGCAGTTGATTTTTAGCTTCATTAGTTAATTCAGGTACTTTAATATTATCAGACTTACGCTTAGTAGTAATTTTTGTATCCATATATATTTGCACGACTTTAGGAGTCGAGTTCCTATTTTTCCAAGTTCCTTTGAACAAAATCCAAAAGTTCTCGTTCTGCGAGGGCTAATCCCTCTATAATGCCAGCCATTTTCTGATACTCAGAGAAGTCTTTACAAGCCCCTGTACTCATATGGTCAGCGTG